GACAAAGTAGCAAACATTATATATAATATAAGTATAAGAAGGACGGGGAGGAAATAATATGGCTACATTGATTTTAGAAAGAAGAGGATGTAATTTTTTTAAAGGTAGCGAGGAGGCCCAAAAATCTGATTTAGAAAATTATAGATTGTTTGGTTGGATAAGTATAAATGAGTGCGTGGAAATTTGCACCCACTTTAGAGCGCAACAAAAGGCGGTCAATTCCTATGTGGATTATTCTTTTTTTGACAAAGAGGGAATATTACACACCAATCTTGAAAAGACTGGATATTCTTTTGTTCCTACTAAAGAAAAAGTTTTGAATTATATCAATAAAACCTTTAATAAAAATTTTCAAAAAATACAAATTGTTGATAAATTATAAGGGGTAAATTATGAAAAAAAGAGAACTTAATTTTAAAAAAGGAGATAAGATTATGGAAAAATTGAAACAAATTTATATGAAGAAAAACGGGGCAAGCGACTGGAAAGAAGTTGGTGGATATCGTTCTTTGGCAGATTTTAACAGGGATTTTGAAGATTGGGTAGCCCGCTATTATGAGGGCTGTGAACAGCAGGAATGCCAAGACTGGGAAGAGGCTTTGGAAGTTTTAAACACGGTAGGCGCGTCGGCTATGGCCGCCACCTTTAAAATTGAGGACGTGAAATAAACTGGTATAAGATGTGGAATAAGCGGGTTTTAAATACGAAAGGAGGCAAAAAATGAAAGAAACTATCTTGGGCGTATTATTATGGGTATTTGTGGCATTTTTGGGCAATTTGGCGGCTCTTTGGGTATTTAACCAAATGGACGCGGCTTGGGAGTGCCGCGCGAAAGCGGCGGGCTATTATGACAGCCTGCCGGATAATTTGAAAAATCCGAGGGATTTAAAATGAATATCCTAACACGCCGGAGGCTTAAATGAATAAAGAAACTTTGTTTGATATAATCAAATCCGCCCCGCTAGAAGATGTATTAAAATTTAAAGTAGGGCTTCTTAAAGTAACCGCAGATTATCAAAATACTTATACAATGTGTTGGTTAGTTTTTGAGGCGGTGTTGTTTTTAATGCTAGTGATTATTGACCTAGGTTGTGCGATTGATAACTTTTTATCCAGGGCAATTTGTGCGGGGATTTTGGCGACAATAACAATATACGCCTATAAGATTTTTCTAGTTTTAAGAAAAATTAGAAAAACGATAAAGAAAAATAAAGAACTTTTACGCGCGGTGGAAGTTCGGATAAAAGGAGAATAATATGTCCGTAAAAATTAAACTATGAAGGGGGTTGACAAAATGAAAAAAATTTATTAGAGTATTAAAAGGCAAACGGATAGCCTGCACACGAACGGAAAGTACAATTTGAGTTTTTTAATTTGGCCCCTAAAGGCCGAAGGATTAACCCCCTGCCACCGTTCGCGTGTAAATATCCGAAATATTACATAAAAAAATGGCGGGGGGTTCTAATTTTCGGCGAGCGGGGCCTTCCTACCTTCTCTTTAAACTAAACAAACGGAACAAACCGAAAATAGAAGCATTAGCAGGGGCGCAAACACACGCCTTAAACATTGGACCTTATGTACCCAATACCTCCTAGGAGTGCCGGCCAAATCTTTTTGCTTCTCGTGCCGCGCCTCACAACACAACGGCTTAACTACTTGAACGTCTGAACGGCAACGGCCAACAACAAACAACAACGGCAACAGCCAACAGACAACTACCAAGGAAACGACGCCCTATGTGTTAGGAAAAAAATCAGTCTTGTTACTTGCTAATTTAGCAAATGGGAGTATTTTTTATGATACAAAATAGTCTTTTTGTTGGTGGCGCCGCCGCGGATTGCAAAAATCATCATTTTGCTTCGTTGCGTGTATATATTACCAAGGCGGGGAATAATTTATTTTATGTTTACCGGGCGCAATGTCCGATGTGTAAGAAAATAAAATATTTTAATTTAGAAGGGAAACCTGTTCCTGGAATTTATAAACTAAATGGCCGCGTACCTGATTTTAAGGTCAATTTTTGGAAAGAGATGAAACAATTTGGGCTTGACCCTGTTGGATTTACCAATACATTGGTTGAAAATCCTAACTGCTTTAGATTTGATGTAGAAAGTTTGCCAAAGAGGCAACAAAAAAGCAGGGAAATTTTAGATTATTAGCAGGTAGAAAAGCTAAAAAACGCTTGACAAAGTAGCAAATAAATGCTACTATAAAATAAAAGGATTTCCCGGTAATAACCGGGAGGGCGCCAATCTCCTAAATAAAGCGAACATACAGGCGCCCAAGAAGTAAACTGCCCGGAATTGAAACACAAACCGGGCTGGGCGAAAGCCCCGACCGTCCTGTTTATTGTGTGGAGGGGGTTACCCGCCCCCCCCACCTATGGAGGAAATATGAAAAATAACAAAGGGATTATTTCCCTTACTGTTGAAAACATCAAAAAAATTAAAGCGGTAACTATTCGGCCGGAAAGTGATTTTGTAGAAATTACGGGCCGAAACGGACAAGGTAAAAGCACGGTCCTGGACGCAATTTGGTGGGCTTTGAAAGGGAAAGACAATATCCAATCAGCGCCTATCCGTAACGGACAAGATAAGGGCCGTATTGTGCTTGAATTGGAAAAATACACGATTGAGCGAACATTTAAGCGCGATGAAGTCGGAAACGACTACACAACTGCTATCAAAGTAACCACCAAAGATAAAGCGCGAATGCCTAGCCCGCAAGCAGTGCTGGACGGATTTACCGGAATGTTGGGCTTTGACCCTTTGGCCTTTATGCGCCAAACGCCGAAACAGCAATATGAAGCCTTGCGCCGGCTTTGCAAAGTATCTGCCGAGATTGACGAGGTAGAAGCTATTTATAAAAGCACATTTGACGAGCGCACCGATGTAAACAGAGAAGTAAAGTTCGCGGAAGCGCGCGTGAACGGAATAAATATTCCGGCCAATGCCCCTACCGAGCGAGTGGACGTGTCCGCGCTGGTGGATAAAGTGGCGGAAATCAATTCTGCAAATGAAAACATAGAAGAAAGAAACCGCCAGCGGCAATCCCTTTTGGCTCGCAAAACAAGCAACGCTGATGAAGTAAAAAAATTACAAGCGCGCCTTGCCGAAATTGCCCGCGAAAATGAGGCGGCCGACTTAAAAATCAAAGAATTGACCGAGTTTTTAAAAGAAAACAAAAAGCAAGACCCGGCGCCGTTCCAAGATAAAATCAAACAGGCCGAGCAAATTAATAGCGTAATGGACTTACGCGATAATTTGGCTGTTGAGCAAAAGACATTAAATACGGCGATTGAAAAGGCAAAAGCACTTACGGCAAAATTGGAAGAATTGTCCGAAAAGAAACGCGCGCTGATTGAAAGCGCAAATCTCCCTGTAAAGGGTTTAGAGTTTGGAGAAAATTGCCTTCTTTTAAACGGCGTACTGCTGGAGCAATTATCCGCGGCCGAACAATTAAAACTATCTATGGATATGGCAATGGCCGAAAACCCGGACTTAAAAGTAATCCTGCTCAAAGACGCTTCTTTGCTGGACGCGGAAAGTATGGACTATATCCGCCAACGCGCCGAAGCGGAAGGCTACCAAGTATGGGCCGAGCGCGTAGCTTCCGGCGATAGCGTGGGATTTGTAATTGAGGACGGCGAAATCAAAGAGGAGGCCGCGAAATGAACACATTAACCGATAAAGAATACTTCGCCTATCCGGCAATATCTAAAAGCCAGTTGCACGCGTTTGACCGCGATAATCCAATGGCCTTTTGGCGCGGGTGCAAATTAAACCCCGAATGCGAGCCGGTGGAGGAAAACGACGCGATTGCAAACGGAAAACTGCGTCATACTCTCCTTTTAGAGCCGGCCAAAATTGAAACGGACGTATTAATCATTGAGGGCGGCCGCGGCTTCTCTAGCCGCGATACAAAGGCGTTCAAAGAGGTTATGGCGTCCAACCCGGATAAGCTGGTGGTAACGCAAGCAGAGTTTGACCTTGCCAAAAATCAAATTGAAACGCTTACATCTTACAAAATCATAAAAGATATTATCAAAGGGGCGACCGTGGAAAAGGCTTTCTTTTGGAAAGACGAGGCGACCGGGTTTGAATTAAAGGCCAAGTTGGACTTGATTAAACGGCTAAAAGAGGGTATTTTGATTATTGAGTACAAGACGACCGGGAAAGCATTTAGCCAAGTAGAGCGCGGCCTTGATGTAATGGGCTGGCATTGGGACGCGGGAATGCAATACAAAGCCGTAAAGGCCAAATATGGCGAAGCGCCGTTCCAAATGATTTTCATTGTGCAGAGCCAAAAAGAGGGCGAAGAAAACAAAATCCGGCCGTTTGTGGTGTCTGAAAATGACTTGGCGTATTGTGCAGAGTTGGTAGATAAAACGCTGGCGGAAATCAAAACCCGCTATAACAAATGGCAAGACAAAAACCCCGACGCGTGGAAAACGAACATAGAATTTGCCAATTTTATGGGATATATGGATAGCGCGTTCTCATTCGGCTTTGATAAGCAAATGAGTATGATGAACGAACAACAGGAGGCGGACAATGGAAACCAATAAACAATTAGCCCTTGTAAAGAATTACAACCAAGTGGGCGACTACTTGAGAGCGGAAAGCCAAAAGGAAACATTTATCTCCCGCCATATTGATAATTTGAACGACAAAATATTGTCTTTCGTATATCAATGTAAAAAGATAAAATCCACCGACCTGGCCAAATGCACACTGGCTTCTATTGCCGAGGCTTTCAAAACATCATTGGATATTGGCATACCTGTTGACGCAACGCAAAAAGCATACTTGCTGGTATATGGGAATGAATTAACATACCAAATCGGCTACAAAGGGCTTCTGTACAAAGTGCGTAAATTTCGTCCGGGGATATACATTGAGGTAAATTTGCTTTACAAAGATGACGAATTTAGCTACCAAAGCCAAAGCGGTAAGGCCGAATATACCTACAAGCCGAAAAACCCCACGAGGGCCGATTTTGGGCAAGTTTCGGGCGGCTTCGTGTTTATGTCGTGGCTCCAAAACGGGCGGGAATATAGTTGCATACACACGATGAGCCGCGAGGAAATAGACCAAGCGCGCAAGGCTTCTAAAGCCGGAAACTACGGCCCGTGGAACAGTTGGCCGGGGGAAATGATGAAAAAGGTTATCTTGCGCCGCGCGTGCAAAATTGAGTTCATCGGCGACCCGGAAATGGAGGCTGTGTTAGATATTGACAACCGCGAGTATAATTTTGATAACCGCGGGCCAAAGGCAAGCGAGCAAGCCAAGGCGGTAAATTATGGCGATGTGCAACCTTTGGAAGAGCCGACCATTCTAAATGCGGAAACAGAGCCGAAACAGCCGGCTGAAATCATTGAGCCGGAGCTTGTAAACGACAGAGAAGAAGAATAAAAATTGTGGGGCCGTGTACCCAAAACGCGGCCCCTATATAGAGGCTAACTATGATACACGCAGAAAGTAATTTCCAACAAGCAGTCGTTCGCTTTTTAAGGCTCAATGGCTTTTATTGTTTCAGCGTTCCAAACGGCACGAAATTAAGCCACACGCAAGCCCGCGTTGCCGTCCGTGAGGGAGTGCTATCCGGCGTAAGTGATATAATAATCGTTCTTAAAAACAGGGTAGTTTTTGCCGAATTTAAGAGCCCGACAGGTACAGGAAAGCAAAGCGCGGCCCAAAAGGACTTCCAAAAAGAAGTAACCGACCGCGGCCACGAGTACATAATATGGTCGGATTGGAAGCCTGTTGAAAAGTTTATCAATGATAATAGGGAGAATAAATGACCTATTCCGACAGATTTAGGCTCCGCGCGTGGAGCAAAGATAAAAATGGCCGGCTGATTTATGAAAATGATTACCTCAAAATAGGAGATGAAATTTTTAGAGTTTTTTGGAATAGCTTTTTGCAGAATGGGTCAAAAGCGGTTATAGTAAAGCGAAAAAGCCAACTATTGATAGAATAAATCATAAAAAAGGTTATCAAAAAGACAACATACATCTATTGTCTTGGAGCGATAATAGATTTAAGCAAATCATGGAAAGACGGAGCCGGAAAGGGGCTGTCTTGCAAAAATTAAATGGCAAGATTGTAAAAGTTTGGAAATCACAGAGAGAAGCGTGGAGAAAACTACATTTACAACAATCCATGTTAAGCCAAGCATTAACAGGCAAATCAAAAATTGCTTACGGTTTTACTTGGGAATACGCAAATATCCACGAAAATCCCGCATTGTTGGAGGAGGAAAAAAATGAACAAAAAGAAATTGGAGCGGCTTAACCGCCGTTGCCCGCACTGCCTTAAACCTATGGTACATATTGGGGGCGGGTTGTTAAAGTGCGAAATTTGCAAGTATATCCAATCTTTCAATATCCGGCGCACCCGGTCAGATAAAGGAGTAAAAAGAAAAAGGATTTAAAGGCGAGGAGGATAGGTTCCTCCTTTCATACACGTTGCTGGGCGTGGCCAGTTTCCAGCGTGTTCCGCAACACAGGAAAACCTCCCCTATTTGCGGACAACGGTAAGGCGTTGTAAAAAGTGTTAAAACACGCTCCGCAGGTAGCCCCTACAAACCTGCACAGATTTAAGCGCTCATAGCTCAATCGGTTAGAGCGGCGACCTCATAAGTCGTAGGTTCCAGGTTCAAGTCCTGGTGGGCGCAAATTTTAAAGCCGGGGGAAAACCTCCGGCTTTTTTCTTTCCTACCTATTGACAAAATAGCAAGCATTATATATACTATATATAGGCCCCATATAGGGGGCGAAAAATTAAAAAAATACTTGACAAAGTAGCAAACATTATATATAATATAAGTATAAGAAGGACGGGGAGGAAATCCGCTACAATATCTTTTTTGATGAGAAGCCTGGCGAGGATTTAAGGGGGCGTTTAAAATCTCACGGGTTTAAATGGTCCCCCCGGCGCGGAGCGTGGACGCGTGGAGCCAAGACTATCAGAACAAACACGATTAAGGAAATTTTAGGCGTATAAAAATTATAGGGGAGGTAATCCCTCCCCTTAAAATTAAGAGGTGGAAAAATGAAAGAAATGACAAAAAAAGAAATAAACGAGTGCCTTTCCAAAATAATGGGGCATACCTGGACACAACGCAAAGAGATAGTGGACGCGCTTATTTACAAAATGCCGCTTGCTTCGCGTCTTTTGGCGGAAAAGGCTATTGAGGGGGTAAATAACGCGTATAAGTACGGTTTGGACGGTAAAGAGTTGTTGAAACTGATTATCTTGGCAAACGGGCTTAAACAGCAAATCCTGCTATTTACAAATAAAGATGTTACCTTCCCCGGCTCAAACGGACATATTGCGCTTGCTTTGCTTGTAGCTTCTTTGGAGGAAATAACCCTATATCCATATACCTTTAAGAGAGAAAAAACGAAGGAGGGGCAGAAATGAGCGAAATAACGCTATATTTTAATGCTGGGGGCATAGACTTTGAGGTGTTGGCAAACTACCGCGCGCCGAGTCCGGCTCCAAAAATTAACCCTAACAATTATGACAATACGAAATGCGACCCCGGCGACCCTGGAGAATTTGAAATAAAAAAGGTTATTGCGGGGGGTAAGGAAATTGAGTGCGATTTTGAAGAGTTTGAAAAGTTCTTTAATGAGCAGATAGAGGAAGCGCTGGATTTATGAAAACCAAAACCAAATGTGATATTGAGTTGGAATTGGACCGGGCGCGGGCAAAACACCCCTTATTTGCGCCTAATGAAGCGGAGGCGGTATCTATTATAGGCGAGGAGTTTGGGGAGTTATGCAAGGCGGTAAATGAGCGGGATTTTGACCACGCAAAACTTGAAGCCCTGCACGTTATTGCTACCTGCATTAGATTTTTGGAGGAGTTATGAAAAAAGAAAAGCGGATTTTGATTAGAGAGTTTACAACATCCCCTTGCACTGGTTGTAGTGGCGCGGGCGAAAATAATTGCGATAATTGCTACGATTGGGACACGTGGAATTCCTGTTTGACACGCGAGCAGGCCATTGAGAAAATGGCAAAGGGTATTGGTTGGGCATTTGACCCATACAAGCCAGCCAAAGAAGAGTATGATAACATTGGGAACCACGTATTATTAGATGGAACTAAAAAACATTATAAAGATGTGGCCGAAGCGGCATTGAACGCACTGTTGGGGGCAAAAAATGAAAATTAGGCAATTTTTAGGAGGTATTTATGGAAATAAAAGATTTGGAAAATAAAATCATAAACGCAGACTGTATGGATATTCTTAAACAGTTGCCGGATAAGTGCATTGACCTTGTGTTGACAGACCCGCCGTATGGGATAGGTATTGACGGATTAAAAAGGCGGTTTATCTGTATTGAAAAAGACCCCGAGTATTGGGCAAAGAGTTGTGAGCGTCTAAAAGCAGAGCAGGCGCAAGGGCAATTATTTTAGGAGGAAATTAAAATGAAAGAAAAAAGGATTTTATGTGCCGAAGTTAGCGTGGAATGTGAGAATTTTGTAAACATAAATTCCCCATTAGATGCTGATATTTTTGAGTGCAAACAGGGGCTTTATTGTATGAAAAACCCTGGTGCTTGGAAGCCGATTACCAAAGACGCTTGCAAGAATTGCAAACACGCGGAGTATAAAGGAATTACACGCGAGAAATTCATTATGGTTGTTGCAAAGGCAATTTGCAAAACAGATGGAGAGAGTTGCATAACTTGCGGTTTTAACTGCAACGAAAAAGGCTGTAAGCAATGTTTGAAATTTGGAAACTATATCACTCTAGCCGAAGCGGTATTGGAAGATATATTGGAGGCAAACAATGGCAAATAAATTGAACCCGTGCAAATGTGGAAATATAAGGCCAGAATTACATAGTGATTTTTATCCTTTTGAAGACCCTCATCCAATGAATTGGGTAATGTGTCGCAAATGTGGATATGAAACCAGTGTTTATAAAACCGAACAAGAAGCCATAGAAGCGTGGAACCGCCGCGTGGAGGATAACAATGTTCATTAAGTTGACTAATTTAAATAATGAAATTACATTAATAAACTCTAATTTTTTACTAACAGTTGAGCCTAATGAAGATGGGTCTCATTTTCAAATGCACACAGGAAGAAGTGTATTATTGGGAAATGTCAAAGAAACACCTGAGGAAATCCTGGAGAAGATTAAGGAGGCGGAAAATGGAGAAGAAATCAAAATGTAACCGGTGCCGACATAACCCGCAGGGGGTGTGCCTGCTTACCGGAAAAGAGATAGGCGTTTGCTATGTTATAAACAAAATACGGACGGCGCCAAAGTGGTGTCCGCTGGAGAAGAAAAAGAAGGAGGTAGAATAGTATGGAAAAACAGATACACATCGGAAGTAAAGGGGTGCAGGTGGTTATTCCGGCCGGTTATTGTAAAGGCGCGGCGCAGATATTCCAAACTTAAAAAGCGCGGAAATAGGCTTCATTTCTCTCAAATTGATAGGGGGTAGGGGATATATGGCTAAATTCAATAAAAACGCAAAAGAGGCGGCAAATTGCTACATCTGCCGCAATTATGAAGGGTATGGGATATGCAAAATCAAAGACAGCAAAGACGGCGTGCCAGCGTGCGACCTTAAAAAGACAGGGTGTTGCCAGTTAGACAACGAGGCCGGGAATTGCACTTATTTTGAGCCGAATAAAAATCTTTTTGTTTTGGTTCCAGTCTGTTGGGCATTGGCCGGTTGGGCTTTGGGTTATTTGGTGTTTAAAATACTTTGGGGGTAAATATGGCAAATAAAAGCAGATTAATAGCGGCCAAGATGTCGGTATTGTTTAAATATACGGCGCTTCTTATGGAACACCGCGAGGTCAATTTCAGCAAATACAGCGATTTAATGGTATTTGAGATAGGGAAGGACGTCCGATATATAGTTGACTTTTCGGAGGCGCCGGAAAATGTGGTTGCTTCTTTGGACGATGTAATCAAGGCAATTTTGGAGAGTTTGCGCGCGGCTACCGCTTGACAAAGTAGCAAATAAAATATAAAGTATAAATAGGGATAATATACTTAAAGAGGGCCAAAAATGGACATTAAAGAGTTTGTAAAGTTTAAACACAACGACAATTTGACGGCGGCTTCCAAAGACTTGGGAATAAGCCTTGGAAGTTTGTGCCGATATATGACCGGGGAGCGAATACCGAGCCGCCGGCCTGTTATTAGAGCATTGCAGAATAAGGGTATAGATACGATACGCTTACCAAAATTGGAAGAAGAAGGGGAAAAAAAGAAATGATGACGCGTTTAAAAATGTTGTGGGTTGTATTAACAGCCCGTAGTTTTGTTGTGGCCTTGCGCGCGGATTTAGGTAGTAACCTGCTAATTAAGGCCGAGCGCGTTCTTTTTCACCGGGTGCGGAATGGTAGCCCCAAACACTTCCAAAAGCGCAAAGGAGGCCGGAAATGGCGTGGGATGTAGATGTTATGGATTTTAGCGGCGGTGTGCAAGAAGTGCAGGAAGTAAGCACGGCGGAAAGAAACAGAATTATCCGGGAATTGAAATCGGCCCGCGGATATGTAGCCAAACAGTTCATTATAAAACGTTGGGCTGATAAAGGTTATAAGGTAGTAGATAACACGCGTAAAATCAAAGACGCGGAACGTCAATGCGTGAATAGCGTTATCCAGGGCACGGCGGCGGATATGACGAAGCAAGCAAGCGTGATTTGTTTTAATGACCCGCGCTTGAAGAAGATAGGCGCAAAGATTGTTCTTTGGGTACACGATGAAACTATTTCAAGCGTACCGCGGGAACACGCGGCCGAGGCTTGCAAGTATATTAGCGAGAATATGAAAAAGGCGGCGGTGCGGTTGTGCGTGCCTATGAAATGTGATTGCGAAGTTATGCAATGCTGGAACGGGCCGACTATTGAGGTAAAATAAAAATGGCTAAATACGGTATTCCATATAAGGGGAGTAAAGATAAAATTGCTGATTATATTTTATCGGTTTTACCCTGCGGAAAAAGGTTTGTTGATTTGTTTGGCGGTGGTTTTGCGATGTCGCACGCCGCCTTATTGTCCGGCAAGTATGAACAGGTATTCTACAATGAACTAAACCCGCTTTTGTCGGAACTGATTAAAGACGCATTGGCGGGAAAATACGCTAATGAACGCCGTTGGATTAGCCGCGAGGACTTTTTACGATTGAAGGATGCTGACGGCTTTGTAAGGTACATTTGGAGTTTTGGAAATCAGGGGGATGCATATCTTTTTGGAAAAGATAAAGAGCCTGTAAAAAAATTAGGACACGAGTTTGTTTGCTTTGGAAAAGATATTCCCGGAGTGCCAAACATAGCCGAAACAGATATGCGAGTTCGTAGGCTTTATCTACAAAGGTTCATCAAAAAGAATACGGGGGAAAGGTATGAGTTAGAGCAGTTAGGGCGGTTACAGCGGTTACAGCGGTTACAGAAGTTTCGGCGGCTGGAAATAAACTGCGGTTCTTATTTAGATTACCAGTACCAAAAGGGGGATGTTGTATATTGCGACCCGCCGTATGAAAATACGGTAAATTATGACAAGGACGGTTTTAATCATAAACAATTTTATGACTGGGTTGCGAGCCGAAAATATCCTGTTTATTTTTCATCCTACGAAATAAGTGATAATCGGTTTAATGTTGTTTGGCAAACAGAAAAACAAAGCCTGTTAAATAACAGTAAAGCCACTAAAAAAGTGGTTACAGAATATTTATACTGCAATAAGCCAAAATCTAATTGCGGTACAAGAATTTTATTTGAAGTTAAAACACAAAAGGAGATGTAAAAATGGAATTAAAAGTAAAAACAGCAGTATTGCAAAATATGGTAAGCAAGGCTATTAAAGCCGCGGGCAAAGATAAAATTATGCCTATCACGGAATTAATGGGCGTTGATGTGCGCGATATGTGTTATCTTTAACGGCCACTTTGGACGGTAGCAATGTACTTACGGTATATGATAAAGTAGAACAGGCGGACGGAGAATTTAGCGGCACGGCCCTATGGGGGATTGCGGTATTACAGGCAGAAAGCTGGTAGTTGACTTCTATGGCTCCGGCTGTGAGATAGGCGGAGGTAGCCCCTGGACTAAAGACGGCACCAAAGCAGACCTTACCCTTAACCTCAAAGCCCGCCAAATTGCTTTCAATGCTTTGTGTTCTTTTAATATAGATTATGCCAAAGTGCAGTTGGCCTGTTGCATAGGTAAGCCCGATGTTTCTTTTACCATTTTTGGCGCTGATAGAAAGGTTATCTCTAAAGGCTCCCAAATTATGCGGCCTAGCGAGTTGATTACTCATTTTAACCTTGATAAGCCAGTATTTGCCGACCTCTGCCGTTTCGGCCTGTTTTAATGGGGTATTATATGCCAGAAAAGAAAACAAAAAGTATAGTAAAGCGAAAGGTAGGACACCCGGAGCGTATCAATAAAGAGGTGCAAGCCAAGTTAGAAGCCGCGTTTGCATTAGGGGCTACTGACCGGGAGGCGTGCGCCCACGCTGGAGTGCCGCTTGCCACGCTTTACGCCAAGCAGAACAGGGATATCCAATTCCTAGAGCGAAAGCAAATGCTCAAGGAAAAACCCTCTTTAAAAGCCCGTGCTGTCATTATGGACGCTATAAACCGCAATGATGTACGGATAGCCCAATGGTATCTTGAAAGAGTGAAAAAGGCGGAGTTTGGCGCTTCCGTGGCGGTGGAAGGGTCTGTAAACTTTAACTTAAACGCCCGCGTTGATAACATACCGAAAATACGCAAATTAAGGGCGGCTTTGTTTGGGGCGGTAGAAATTGAGCAAGACGACACCAAAGAAGAATAATATAGCGGATATAGTGGCCGAGTTGGAACACTACCCGAATGAGGCTCGTTTCGTATTGGGGACGAGCCTTACCTGCTTTGTGTCTGTGTTTCATTGGCGCACGAAGCGCAAGCCCTTTACATTTAAGCCGTTCCATAAAGAGATTATCAAAGAACTGGAAGATATTGTTTTGAGGGAGCCGCACAACCTCATCATAAACATTAGCCCGCGCTTCGGAAAATCCCGGCTTATTGAGTATTTTTTGGCGTGGACATACGCTATCCAACCTAATTGCAATAATATATATACTTCCTATTCCGACGAGTTAGTCAAAAAGTTTTCGGGGGAAATTAAGGACATATTGGAAGACGACTTTTACCAACAGGTCTTTGGCGTGTCTATCAAAAGCGACACGAAGAACAAGAGCCTTTGGAAAACGTCTTTCGGGGGAGAAATGCGCGCGACCTCAATGGGTGGCGCAATTACAGGTTTTGGTGCCGGTAACGAAAGCGGGGAAAGCTACGGGGGTTGCTTGGCTATTGACGACCCTTTGAAAGCAGATGACGCGCGGAGCGCAACGGCTAAAGAGCATTGCATAGATTACTTTGAGGAAACGTTGTTATCCCGCCGCAATAACGACAAGACGCCCATTATTATCATAGCCCAGCGGTTATGCGTGGACGACCTCGTGGGCTACTTGCTTCAAAACTACCCCAACGATTATAAACTAATTTCTATTCCTGCCTTGGACGAGAACGACCGTTCCGTTTGGGAGGGCCGCCTTTCTACCGAAACCCTGCTTAAAATGCGGAACGATAACCCCGCGCTATTTTATGCCCAATACCAGCAACAACCGCGTATAGAGGGCGGAAACTTGTTTAAAGAGGAAATGATAAAGCGCGGGCCTGTTCCTTCCGACTTTGATTATACCTTTATGACGGTAGATACGGCCTACAAAGAGAAGCAAGAGAACGACTACACGGCGGCGCTTTATTGGGGCGTTCGTACTTGGGACAATAAGCAAAAGAGCCTTTACCTGCTTGATATGTTGCACAAAAAGATAAGCGCGGCAGAGTGCGAGGCGTACCTGGTGCCGTTTATGCAGAAATACGCCAAAAACCGCTTTGTTGGGGCTTTTATTGAGCCGAAGGGCCACGGCATATACTTAAACCAAAGAATGCACACATACGGCGTACCAATGCAAAGCCAAAAGACGATTGACGATTTCTTTTCTGATAGAAGAATGGACAAGGTGGCGCGGGCAAATATAGTTATACCGACGCTGAACGCAAACCCTATAATCGTATCTGATAAAATATCGGAAAAGGATTATAATATAATAAAAGAAGAATTGCTAAACTTTCCAAAGGCCGCGCACGATGATTTGACCGACTGCGCCATAGATGCCGTAAAGCGCGTTTATAACTGGAAAGTATCTATTTTAGATGTGCTTTAAAAGGTGGAGCCAATGAGCAAGAAAAAACAAAGAAAAACAAACTCTCTTTCCGGCCTTGTATCTTCTGTGGCCAATGCAACGGGATATCAAAGCGAAATGCTATCCCAGCCCTTTTCCCTGGCGTTTTCAAACTCTTACAACCCGATAACGCTTAACTATGTGTTGCTATCGTATGCCTATATGACGCACGGCGTATTGCAAACAATGGTAGACCAGCCTGTGGCCGACGGCTTCCGTGATTTGAATATCACTTCGGACGAATTGACGGACGAAGAATTGGACTTGCTCCGGCGCAAAATGGACGAGGAAGGGGATATATTGGCGTGCCAAGATGTTATCCGCTGGTCTAGGCTATTTGGTGGCGCCGGGCTTATTATCAATACCAACCAATTACCCGAAACCCCTTTACACCGCGGCGGGATATCTGGCGGGCCTTTATCTTTTATTGCGGCCGACCGTTGGGAATTGGCCGGGACGAATGTAAATATAAACAATACCGAGGTGGCAATTCCGTTTCATTACTACGGGCAAGCTGTACACCGTTCCAGGGTAATTACCGTGAACGGAAAGAAGGCGCCTTCCTTTTTAGCCCCGCGCTTGCAAGGGTGGGGGCTGTCGTGCTTTGAATGTACCGTCCGTGATGTGAACTCCTATGTCAAAAATCAAAGCGTGATTTATGAACTTTTGGACGAGGCCAAAATAGATATTTACCGCATACAAGGCTTTAACCAATCATTAGAAAGCGAAACAGGCGAGGCCGCACTCACTAAAAGAATTGAGATGTCCACGCAATTAAAGAACTTCCGCAACGCGCTTGCTATGGACACCGAGGACGAGTACGACCAAAAGCAACTTTCCTTTGCCGGCCTTTCCGAAATGTTGAAAGAGAACAGAATAGGAATAGCCGCTTCAGTCCGTATGCCGATGACAAAATTGTTTGGTATGTCTGCGTCCGGGTTTAACAGCGGCGAGGACGACATAGAAAACTATAACGCCATTGTAGAAAGCCAGGTGCGCGAAAAGGCCATACCCATTATCCAAGAGGTGGCACGGTTTCGCGCGTTGCAATTATTTGGCTTTGAGCCGGAAATAGAAGCGTCTTTTGAGCCTTTGCGTATATTGAGCGCGGAGCAAGAAGAAAACGTAAAGAACGCCAAATTTACCCGCTTATCTTCGCTTTATGACCGCGGTTTGCTGACCCCCGTTGAGTATATGGAGGCTTTGAACAAAGAAAAGCTAATCAATATGGACACGCAGGTCGGAGAAGGTATCCGGGAGCCGGTGCCGCCGCAACGTCCGGCCGATGAAACGCCTAGCGAGGGAAGTTTGCTGAATGTTAAATGAAAAAGTATGTAAGCCGCTTGATGTGCGGAAATGGTACACGGACGCGGTAAAATATCAAATATCGCGCTACTTGTATGATGTACTCTTTTTACCCTTAAAGGATATGCTTTCTGATGTGTTCCCGGAGGCCAAAAAGGATATATACTTAAACGCGGCCGACCCTTCAAAAGAAACTGACCCTGTAATTTTGGCGCTTAATGCAAACAAAATACGGTATGTCGGGGACGGTTTTGAGGGGCAATTTACCGCGCGTATATCGCGGCGCTTGCGTGAGTTAGGGGCAAAGTACGACCGAAAGGCCGGCAAATTCTACATAGCAGAAAAAGCCTTGACAATTCAAATAAGGACTTCTATAATAAATCAAAGGGTGCGCCTGGATAGCGCCCTTAAACTCGTTAGTGGCTTTTTGCAAACAGCGTCCGAGAACATTGAGCAATTTGGCCCCTCCATTGAGTTGGGGGAAGATTTAGACGACATATTGCTTGATTTGGCGAAGCAGTTTAATACGGGCTTACCCGCGAATGTGTTGGCAATAACCCCCGAACTAACATCGGGCCGGTTAAAAGACCTCAAGGTCGCGTATATAGACGATATAAACCGCTCTGTCAAAGACTTTACGCTGAAACAAACGGCCGAAATGCGCGAAATGGTGCAACAGTACGCTCTTGGCGGTATGAGGGCCGACACGCTGGAAAAGAAATTAATAGCGCGTTGGGATATCAGCCAAAGGAAAGCGGAATTTTTAGCAAAGCAAGAAACATCTTTGCTTTTATCTGCTTACGATGAGAGCCGCGCCAAAGAGGCCGGAATTGACGAGTATATATGGCAGACCGCTGGGGACGGCCGCGTCCGCGAGGAACACAAAAGACTAAACGGAACGCGCCAACGCTACGATGACCCGCCTATTGTGGACTATAAGACGGGCAGAAGGGCAAACCCCGGTCAGGACTATGGTTGCCGGTGCGTGGCAAGGAAAATTGTAAAATGGCAAAGTACATAAACGAAACCGCGTGGCCGCGCAAATTTACGGCTAAATTTTTAGAGCCTGGGCTCGTGTCTTATGAGGATATGGGCGAGGGCAACTGCCTTCTTACCAAAGAAACGATAGACAAGTACCTGGATAACTTCGTGGGAAAGCCTGTCGTAATTTCACACCCCGAAGAAACAATAACCCCCCAAAATTTTGACCAGTACGCCGTTGGCTATGTAACCGATGTATATTACAACGCCGATGACGGCTGGTATTATTGCCGTGGTTTATTTACAAAGGACGACGGCAAGCGGCTGGTAGAACAGGGCTTTAATGTTTCGTGCGCCTATTCCGGCAATAGCATTAAGCGCGAGGGAACTTGGCACGGCGTGCCTTACCAGTCTGAAATCATAGATTTAGAGTTTGAACACTTGGGCCTTGTGGAAAAGCCCCGCTATGAGGGTTGCCGCATTTATTTGAACTCTAAAAATAATAAAACAGGAGAACAAGTAATGAACGTACTTAAATTGTTCAAACGGAAAACGAACGCTGAAGCCGCCCCGGCCGAAGCTAAACCCGTTGAAATTGACGAAAATGCAACCGTTGATATTAATGGGAAAAAGGTTTCCTTAAAAGAGCTCAAAGCGTTCTATGAGGCTGAACTGTTGGAAAAAGCCAAACAGGACGAATTGATGAAAAACGAGTTAGACGGCGAAAGCGAAGTTGAACTCTCCGATGGCTCTCGTGTCAAACTCAATGAAATAGTGGACGCTTACACCAAGAAAAATGGTTGTGAGCCTGGAAAGAAAAAAAACGGCGAAGGCGAAGGCGAAGGCGAAGGCGAAGGCGAAGGCGAAGGCGAAGGCGAAGGCAAAACGCTTTCCCCGCGCAATTCCGCCCCGGCTGACGCGCCGCATTTTAAGATTTTACAGAACGCCAAAGCCAAAGCCCAAGAGCAGGTTGTTTATAAAAACAGCTTCTCTGAAAAATTGGCTCGTGGCGCAAGCCGCTACGGCTCTCAAAAAAAGGAGGATAAATAATGTCTTATCCTGCAACTCAAAACATTAACCAGTTCCAGCAACAGCCGGTATTGGGTCAAACCTCTTTGGCCCTCCAGCCGAATGTTGTAACTGGTATTTTTAACCCTTCTGCCGCCAAACCTGCTTTGACCGTTGGGCAAGTAGTGAAATTGGTGTCCGTGGAAGGCTCTAATATCATTGTAGATATTGCCGGAGCCGGCGACCAGCCTTTTGGCGTTGTGTTGTACAATGCTAAAAAGAATAGCCACGGTAAAGGCGAAGCCGTTGAAATTGGCTTGTTTGGTACGGCCGTGTATTTGAAAGCGTCTGCCGCGGTAGAAGCTGGCAAGGCGCTGGACTTTGACAATGACACGGTAACTGTCAAAGAAGCTGTTGCTTCCGGCCGCAATTTGGGCTTTGCACTCTCTAAATGTGCGACCGCCAACAACCTCGTTTTGGTTTATATCACTGCCCCGGTAGGGTCTTACCCTGTCCCGGCCGCGTAAGGAGTTAAAAAATGGTTAAAAACTTAATCAGCAAACAATTAAGCGACCAAATCGGTGGTGGTGCCTCTCTGCGCTTTATTAACGCGGCAGGTGCTATTGACACTGGTTCTCTTGGGTATCAAATAGCTATTGACACCCTAACCGCTATCCGCCGCGATGTAGTGGAACAGAAATTCTTTGAAATTCCGTTCGCTGACTTCGTGCCTTTGGTGGTAGGCGAAGGCGCGTTCGCTCAAAACATTTTGACGAACTTGGTGCTTTCCACTGGCGAGGATTTTGAAGCTGGTAACATTAATACCGGACACAATAACACCCGCATTTCCACGGTGGACGCTGGCGTAACGCCTAAAACCGTCCAGGTAATTAACTGGGCCAAAGAAATCGGCTATACGGTCTTTGATATCCAGCAGGCCGTAACCGCTTCCAACTGGGATTTGATTGAAGGCAAACTCCGCGCTCTCAAAAAGAACTGGGACTTGGGTTTGCAAGAAATCGCCTTCTTGGGTAGCAAAACCAACGCTGGCGTGCCGGGCTTGTTGACCTCTAAAGAAGTGAACGTCAATAAGACCTTGATTACGAAAGCGCTGGCGGAAATGACGGCAGACGAATTGAACGCGTTTGCGGCCAAATTCCTTTCTACCTGCTTTGACAACGCAAACAAAACCCAACTGCCTAACAGACTTTTATTGCCTGCTAGCGACTACTTGGGCTTGGTCAATGCACAATCTGCGCAATTCGCTATCAAATCCAAATTGGAATTTTTGGAAGAAGCGTTTGCTAAAGTGGTGCCGGGTTTCAAAATCACTTTTACGCCTTATGGCGAATTAGCGTCTATGAAATCCCGCGGCGTAACCGCTACCCGCTATGTAGCGTATCGCAACGAAGCGGAAACGGCAAGAATGGACGTGCCCGTGGACTTCCAAACCACCGCGCCTAACTCTTTGAACAACTTTTCGTTCCAAAGCGTGGCCTACGGTCAGTACACTGGCGCCCAGTTCTACCGCCCGGCGGAAGCCTTGTATTTTGATATTGATGAGTAAGGGGGCTATATGGCTACTGAAAAGAAAATCAAAATCTTTAACAAAGGCGTTCGCTTCTTTGACACCAAAGAAGGCAGAATTGAAAGCGGCTCTTTTGCTGAATTAAGCGAAGAATTGGCCGCTAAAATGGTCAAAGCCTATCCCGGCGAAATCGTGGAATTTAAAGGCGCAGACCAGGGCGAAGGCGAAATCTCTGAAGCCGGCTATAAAAAACAAATAGCCGAATTACAGGCCGCCTTGGCCAAGAAAGACGCGGAAATTGCCAAACTTACCAAAGAATTGGCAGACGCGTCGGCTAAAAAGAAATAAGGACAACATTTATGGCGTACCAGTTCCCCACGACAGATGAGTTTATGACTTACTTTGACCGCGACTTCCCTTTCGCGGGGGACGGTGCGCCGGTAACTGAAATGTCAAAAGTGCGCGAGAAGGATATTGAAAAGGCGTTTGATGAGGCAAAAATAAATTTTAACCCTTCTTTGTTTGAGAATGAAGATGAGTTCAAAATAGCCTTCTTGTACCTTGCCGCGCACTATCTTGTAAATGATTTGATTACAGCGTCCCAAGGGGTAGGAAGTACCTTCTCTTGGCTTACCTCGTCCAAGTCTGTGGGAAATGTAAGCGAGAGTTATGCTATCCCCGATAAGATACTCAACAACCCGCGCTTTGCTTTTTTAACAACTACGCGGTATGGTGCGAAGTACCTGTCTTTGATTTGGCCGCGTTTGGTGGGCAATATACGCATTTTCCGGGCAACTACAACGCCCTAGGGGGTTCAATATGTCCCAAGTAAAAATTAAGATAGATATTGCGAAGCTGGAAGCGCTACAAAAACAGCTTAAAACGCGTTTTTCTATTAAGGTGGGCATATTGGGGGCGGACGGCTCCAAAAATCGCAAGGAAGGCATAAATAACGCGGAATTAGGGGCAATACACGAGTTTGGGAGCATATCTCGGAATATCCCGCGGCGCTCTTTTTTATTTGAGCCTATAAATCAAAAATTGCCAGATGTAATAAGGGGGCTAGGCAAAGATTATTTTAATGACTTGGCCGCAGAAGATTTGGAAAAATTTTTTAAGAATTTGGGCCTTGAGTGTGAGGGCATAGTAGATGACGCCTTTGCCACTCGTGGGTTTGGTAAGTGGGCGCCGAACACCCCGGCAACCGTAAGAGCGAAAGGGTCTGACTCGCCGCTTATTGATACCGGACAGTTACGCCGGAGCATTAGCAGTAAGGTAATAAAGGAGAAATTATGAGTAATTTCACAATTTCAAATGCTAAAGACCGTCCGATATACCAAGGCGGAGGACTTCCCAATATGTCCGCTACACTTACCGGGTGGTTTCAAAATTTGATTTTTACCAAAGTTGTAAAAAAGGTAGTAGACCACGAGGTGCAAGAAACTTACGAAGATGTGGCGACCTCCGGCGTCCGGCAGCCCTTTTCCCCGCAACAGCTTAAGATTTTGCCTGAAGGACAGCGGGCTTGGAAATGGGAAATGATACACGCGCTCCCGTCATTGGTGCTAAAGGTTGACGACATTATTATTTTTGACGGCGTAAGATACCGCGTTATGGAGCGGCTGGACTATTCCGAATACGGGTATTTGCAATATAACATTTGCCAAGATTACCAACAGACACAAAGTACGGGGGCAAAATGACGACGAGGGACCCTATTAAAATTTTGGCGGATATAATCCAAAATCAAATGGCGCTTGAAGATGAGCAGGTTTTGGTTTATAATCAGAAATGGGATTTAAGGCCGAATTATGATTTGTTTGTAAGCGTTGCGGTGGCCGGCCCTTCTTCCCCTATCGGCAATACCCGCCGATACGTTGCCACCGAGCAGGGCGGCTTAAAAGAGGTGCAGAAATTGCACACGTACGAGCCTTTTAACATTGAGATATTTTCCCGCGACGCAAGCGCGCTTAAAAGAAGAAACGATTTATTGTTAGCGTTGGGCTCTACTTTTTCCCAACAGCAACAAGAAAAATACGGTATGCGCATAGATACCATAGGCTCCTTACAGGATTTATCTAGCCTAGAGGGAACGGCAATTCTTAACCGCTACCGCCAATCTATTGGGGTATACTACACCTGTACAAAAGAAGCGGACGTAGACTACTTTAATAGATTTAGACTTAAATTATTTACTGACCCCAAACGGGAAGTAAAAGATATTGATATACAGGAGAACAAGTAAGATATGTCCGAATTACCGGTAACTTATTTTATTAATGTCAGTATAAATAAAACTCCCAAAGGGGTTTTACCGTACCAAGTGAATAACTTAGGTATTCTTACCAAAGAAACCCCGTTAGAGAGTTTTGGCACGGGCGATTATGGTATTTACAACGCGCCCTCACAAGTGGCTACGGATTGGGGTACTGATAGCGAAACGTACAAACAAGCGGTTGCTATCTTTTCCCAACAGCCCAACATTTTGAACGGCAAAGGCGTTTTGGTAATTTTCAAATGCAACTCTAGCGAAACATTAGGGGCCGCTATTACCCGGACCGCTGATATTGCTTATGTGGGCGGATATTTGGCGACGTGGACGCCGGAAAGCGAAGAACTTTTGGCCGCTTCTGATATTGCGCAAGCTAGCGACAGCCTGCTTTATGTGGCTTCTAATACCGCTTCTGTCATTACGGGCGATTTTACGACTATTAAGTCCAAAGGAAACGACCATACACGCTGTTTGTTCTATTCTGTCGGGGAAAAAGAAGCCCGCATTATGGCGGCCGCTTACGCTTCCCGGAACCAATCTGTAAACTTTAACGCGCAGAATAGCACGATTACTATGAACTTAAAGGACCTGCTTACCATTGCGGCGGATAGCGGATTAACCCCCACTATTATTAGCCAATGCAAAACGGCGGGCGTTGATGTGTACGGCAATTTCGGCGGCGTTTCCAAAGTAAAATCTCACGGCGCAAACGGCTATATGGACGATGTGTACAACCTTATTTGGTTGCGCTTACTGCTTATGGTCACGGGTTTCAATTATTTGGCCCAAACGTCCACCAAAATCCCGCAAACGGAAGAAGGTATGAACGGCCTAAAAGCGGCGTGGACTAAAGTTTTTATCCAGGCCCGCTATAACAGAATGATTGCGCCCGGAACTTGGAACTCCCCCAACACTTTCGGAAATTTGGAAGATTTCTTGCGCAACATTGAAGAACAGGGTTTTTACTTGTATTCCCAACCGATTTCTGAACAGTTGCAAACGGAAAGAGAGCAGAGAATTGCCCCTGTTTCGCAAGCGGCTATCAAATTTGCGGGTGCTATCCATTCCGCGGATTTAATCATCAATTTTAACCTTTAAGGAGCAAAAAAGAATATGATTAGTGGAAAAGACGCTATACTTTTTAACGGCCGGAGTTTGGCCGATACGGCGGATAATGATGTTATTGCTATCACGTTTCCCAATAACCTGGTAAACTCTAGTATGACCAAAAAGGACGAGCTAATCTACGCCGTGAACTATGGTGGAAAAATCGTCCAGGTGACTATCCGCGTTATTTTAGGCTCTGCCGACGACAAGTATTTGAACAAACGCTTAAACGCATTTTTGGATAACCCGCCTGCCTACGTCCAAGACACTCTGAACTATGTAAAGAATGTGGGTGACGGCGCGGGCAATTTGGGCAAAATTGAATACAATATGTCGCAAGGCGTGCCGGTAAAAATGGTGGAAGCCAAAGAGAATACGGCCGGCGATACCGAGCAGGCTATTGCTATTTACCAGTTTAACTTCAAATTGGACGCTCGTATTCTGAATTAGTCTGTAAAAGGTGTAAATAAGGGGTTTTAGAAATGGACACAAAAATTAAGTTAGAAAGCGGGAAGATGTTAAATATCACTATGCTTCCTACCAAGGAAGCGATAGAGTTATTGGCTATTGTATCGGCTGAATTGCAGAAGGTGCAAATAAAAGCCGATTTGAACAGAGAAATTAATACGACTGGAAAGGAGGGGACGGCTGAAGTGCTTAAAAGTATGTTGTTTGACAGCGGCACGATTAACACCTTCAAAGACCTTCTTTTCCAGTTGTTGGGCTCTAAAAAGCTGAATGATTTTCTGTTTGAAACAGCTTTCCGGCGTTGCTTGTATGATATGCAACCGATAACTTACGAAACTTTTGACGAAGGGGCCACGCGGGAGGACTTTATCCCTGTGTGCAAGGAGGTACTATTGTTTAATTTGCGCCCTTTTTTCAAAAGCCTGCGTTCCGTATTCTTTCAAACAAGAGGGAGCGCTATTCCTACCCAAAAGTAGAAATAGATGTCGGGCAGGAAATAATTGTCGCGCTACGTTTAAGCAAGGCCGGATATGGCACGCCGGAGTATATCTTAAACGAAATGCCGATACAGTTGGCTATTTACGCGCTAGAATATGAAACCTATACGAGCGAATACGAAAGCGAGTTTATGGCCCTAAATAAGCCCAAGGAAGAAAACGAGTTATGAAAGTTGGCGAACTTTGTTTAGAGATTAATGCAAAGGGCGACATAAGCCTAATAGATACCGCGACCAAAAAGATGAAAAGCGCATTTGGTGCGTCCAAACAACTTAAGGCGGGTATTATGGCTTTTGCCGCGTCAATGTACGCTCTAAACAAAGTATCTACGGATATGGCAGTAATGCTTAAGAACTTTGCGGTATCTACGGGCTTATCTACGGAAGAATTGCAAAAATGGACCTACGCGGCGGAACAAAACGACATTGCGACCGAAGAACTAATCGGCAGTATTAAAGCGTTAGAAATGAACAGGGCCAAAATAATGAAAGGGGAGGGCAACATATCCCCCTATCAATTATTAGGCCTTGACCCGCGGCAGGACCCGTTTGAACTTTTAGAACAGCTCCAGGAACGCTTGCAAGGGCTTGACCCCGCGCTTGCCAGGGAACAAGTAGGGCAGTTGGGCCTTAGCGAGAATATGTTAAACTTGCTTAAGCAGGGGAACTTGGAGCTGTATTCTCTTAAGTCGGAATTTATTTTGACGAAGAAAGAAACGGCGGATTTGCTTTCGTTAAATAAGGCGTGGAAGGATTTGTTTTTCATAATCCGGCAAATTACCGCGAAACTGGCGGCAATGAACGTAAAGCCCTTTTTGGAAATTGTAAAGGTGTTAAAGAACGTGGGCGAATTTCTATATAAAATAGCCTCCGGGTTGTCGGATATGGTGCAACAGAGCCAAACGCTGAAGGCTGTTTTAATTGGGGTTGGGGCGGTTGCGCTTATTGCATTTGCGCCTATGACCGCCGCTATCACGGCTATTTTGCTTGTTTTGGAAGATTTGGCGGTATACTTTAGCGGGAGCGGCAACAGCGTTTTTGGGCTTATTGTAGAAGGTTTCAAAAACATTAACGAGAACATAGACAAAAGCGTCAGCAAATGGAAGTACCTAGGCAAGGCAATTTCAGAGCCTATGCAAGCTATCGGCGATTTGGTAGGCCAAATTGTAGGGCTTGTGGAAAACTTTAATTTTGATAATTTGGAACGCTTTTTGTCTACGGTTGCAAAGTATCTTAATCCGGCCGGAGCTGTTGGCGAATGGGTAAGCGGAAAAGTAGGGGCTTGGGCTAAAGACAAGCTAGGCGGCGAAAGCGGCGTCGGACCTATGCCAAACCCCGCCGGAATAAATAACAGCCAAACCAACAATTTTAATACGAATGTTTACGGGGTTGATAACCCTTCCGCTGTTAAACAGGCGGTAAAAAGCGGTTTTGAAGAAAGCGTGGAATACGCGGCATTTCAAACGCCCAAATATGCCCAATAACACGATTTTAGGGAGCGCAAAAGAATATGTCTGGCCTTTTAACACAAATTGAACAGTTAGCCTCTAACGCGCAATTTCTGAACAATATAGCCAATGCTTTTATTGTCCGTCCCGTTGACGGTATATACGGAATAGATGGGTTTATGTTCAGCAAATACGGCGGTATCGGTGACGAAGAGGTAAGCGGCGAGAATGACATTACCGACCACTACGTTGAAGAGAACTACGCTGTAAACGACCATATTGCGATAAAGCCTTTAGTTTTCCGGCTTACCGGCTACGTCGGGGAAATACGGACACAGGCCCCGCAATATATGGGCGCGGTGGATAAAGAGGTAAAGCGGCTTAATACGCTGTCTCCTTATTTGCCGAAACTAACCGCGCAGGCCCAACAAATTTATAACAATTTGGCACGCTACAAACAGACCGCGGACAATGTCATAAGCACGACAAAATCGTCGTGGGATATATTCCAAAACAAAATACCGTTGCCGGAAGAAGGCAATAGACAGCGTATCGTTTACGAATACTTTATGCAAATGCGCCAAAGCCGCCGCATTATTTCGGTGGAAATGCCGTGGGGATTTATACCGAACGCGTCTATACTATCCGTATCTTTTAGCCAGCGCGACAGCAAATTTAACTCCGAGGTAAACTTAACCGTAAAAGAAATAAGAATAACGCAAGATTTGACGACCCGCAAATTAGTATCAAACGAGCGGGCGGCCCTACAAAAGCAGTCTTTACAGGATAAAGGGCTTTCCCAAGGGGTAAAAGCAAGCGGCGACAGCGCGCTATTTAAGGGCATTAGATTAATTGCGGGCGATTAGATTTTATGAAGCAAATTATAGAGATTACGAACGAGGCGCACCAAAAACACACGCTTTTATTGGAAGATAAAACGCGGGTTGAAATGACGCTTGATTTCTTACCGACACAGCGGCAATGGTTTATGTCGGTTTCTTATGGCGATTTTGAACTAAAAAATAAAGCAGTAGTGAACGGCCCCAACATTTTAAGGCGTTTCAAAAATATCATTCCATTTGGAATTGCTATTTTGTCGGACGCGCCGATAGCGCCCTCTTTCATAGACAGTTTTTCTGACGGAACTTCCCGCCTTTATCTTTTGGAAAAAGCGGACGTTGAATATATAGAGGCAGAACTTTACAAAGGGGTATTATAAAAATATGGCTAAATTTTTACGGGATTACCTTTTGACCGTCCAAGGGGCTTACGAGCAGGTTGTAGAAATTACAATGCCGCTGACCCTTGAATTGGATATTTCCCGCAATAATTTAGCGTCGGCCAATACCGGCAATTTCCGAATATACAACCTTTCTGAAGCTAAACGCCGGCTAATATACAAAGACCAGTACGATGTCACAAACTATCGTTATATTGAATTGCGGGCCGGATATAACCCCGACCAAAACCAAGACAAAAAATTATTGCCGGTAGTATTTCGCGGCAATATCCTCTCTTGCCAGTCTTTCCGGCAAGGCGTAAACAATATAACCGAGATACGGGCTTATGACGGCGGTTTTGCTATTGCAAACAGTTTTACCTCTCAAACCCTAGGCGTATCTTTAGGGCAAAAAGAGGTTATAAACGCGCTTATGAAAGATTTGGCCCATACGACTATCGGGGCTATCGGGGATTTCACCGGGAGCGGAAGCCGCGGGCAAGTGATGTTTGGGAACACGGCGGATTTGCTTAATAACCTATCCGGCGGCGGTTTCTTTATAGATAACGAAAAGGCCTACGCGCTTAAAAATAACGAGTGTATATATGGCGATGTCAGCATTATAAATTCCGAAACCGGGCTTTTATCTTCGCCCATACGCTCCGGCCAACAGCTTACTTTTGATATGATATTTGAGCCCAAATTAAGCGTTGGGCAATTTATAGAGTTGCAGTCGTCCACAAACAAGAACTTTAACGGTGCTTACCAAGTTATCGGGTTTCATCATAAAGGCACAATATCCGGCGCGGTAAGCGGGAGCCTTATTTCTTCCGTAAACTTGTTTATGGGAACTGGCCCGCTCCATTTGCTAAAGGGGATTACTAAATGAACGAAGAAAGCCAAAACCGCAAAAAAAGAACCAATTTGCCTAATCTAAAAGAGCTTTTGGATATAGTAAAGCACGATATTTTTGCTACTCTGAATTGCCACAGGTTGGGCAAGGTGGAAAGCGTAAATTTGGCCCAAAATACTCTTTCCGCCACGATTTCAAGCAAATGGACGCAGGACGACGGCACGGTTATTGAATACCCCTTATTGGTGGATGTGCCGTATATGTTTTTAACGGGCGGCCAAGCGAGTATCACAATGCCGATAGAAAAGGGGGATGATTGCCTGCTTTTATTTAACGACAGGGATATAGATAACTGGTTTGTAGGCAATACGACGGCCCCGAATACTCCGCGCTTACACAGCCTATCAGACGGGCTTGCTATTGTCGGGTTTAGAAACCAAACAACAAAAATCAGCGACTATCCGGCGGACTGCATACGGCTTAAATACGGGAATACCTACATAAAAATTTTTACAAACAAAATAGAGTTGACGGACGGCAGTAGCTCTATTATAATTGACAATAACGGGGTTGCTATATCTGCGCCTTCGCAAGTGAATATAACGGCTCCTACAATTACCATAACCGGCAATATGTCGGTAAATGGAGCGGCTAGTATAACTGGCGCGGCCACTTTAACCGGCGGCGCGAATATAGCCGGAATTGATTTCAGCACCCACGTACACGGCGGAGTGCAAGGCGGACCGGGAACTACACAGGGGCCACAATAATATGATTTTCAGAAACCTAGATAATAATGACGATTGGACGTTCGGCAAGGGCAAACAGAACTACGCCCAAGACGATAACGCGATAGCAACCAATTTGAAAACGCGGTTAAAATCGTTTTTGAATGACTGCTTTTTTGATATGGAGGCGGGGCTTGATTGGTTTAATCTTTTGGGAAAGGATTTTGAAAAACTGGTTTCAGACGTAAAAAAATGTATCATTACTTCCGAAGGGATTTACCGCCTGAACGATTTTGACGTATATTTTGACCGCGAAAAAAGAGAAATAACGATTACCTACAATGTAGATACGATAAATTCTCCGAACTTGAACGGTATTATAGGAGTGCAAGATGTCTGAATTGACTAAAGACGGTTTGACATTGGATGACCAGCAAACGATTTTGAACGCGCTTGTTTCGGCTTTCAAAGCGATATACGGCGACGATATTAATGTGGAGCAGAACTCCCCGGACGGCCAACAGCTTAACATATACGCCCAAGCCCAAACGGACGCGCAAGAATTGTTAGCCAGTATCTATAATTCTTTTGACCCCGATGTAGCGAGTGGCCGCTCATTGGACGCACGTTGCGCCATAAACAACGTATTTAGAAAGGGCGGTACATTTACTATACAGCCTATCCAAATTGTTGTAGACAGGGCTTTAACGCTCAAAGGGTTGGACGACGACCAGAACAATGAAGAGGGGCGCGGGTTTACGATTTCGGACGCTTCCGGCAATAAATTTATCCTTTTTTCCACGACTACTTTTTCGGCGGCAGGAACGTATACGGCCAATTTTAGGGCGCAAAACCGTGGCAAAGTGGAAACTTTCCCCAATACGATTACAAACATTGATACGATTACATTGGGGGTTGTTTCCGTTAACAACCCGTCCACGGCCTTAACAGTAGGGGTAGACGAAGAAAGCGACGAGGAATTAAGGTATCGGCGCGAAAACTCACTAGCCAATTTAGGGGCCGGATATGTGGATAACTTGCGCTCCGCACTGCTTGGCATAAACGAGGTATACGACGCGAAGGTTTATAACAACCGCACTAACCAGGTTGACACGGACGGAATACCGGCTCACGGGTTATGGGTCATTGTGGAAGGGGGCGCAGATAGCGATATTGGCAACGTGATGAACCAAAAAATAACGGGCGGCTCTCCTATGAAGGGGGCGCAGGTTGTGTATGTAAGACAAGCGGACGGCTCCGATGAAGCATACAAATTTGACCGCCCTACGCCCGAAACTCTTTATGTCAATGTGAAGATAAAGCCTATTGGGGAGCAGGCGGTAGTTGAGCAGGATATTAAAAACGCTATTATTAAAAATTTTAGTTATAATATATACGAAACGGCGAAAGCGTCCGATATAGCTTGTTTTGTTTCTTCTTCGCAAGAGAATATATCGGCTTCGGCTGGGGTATCAAAAACGGCGGGGAATTATGACTTAATTGCCACGCCGTCCAGCAAGGACAAGCTGTTTGTTATTACGGCGGACAGCATAACGGTCACGGTAGAAAAATAATATGGCGGGAAAAAATAACGAAAATATCGGCAAAGAATTATGCGATTATTACGCGGCGTTGCTTATTTTGCAGTATCGGAATAAGCCCAAAGCGGTTGCTACCGTAAAAGCGACGATACCGACGGCAACGCTTAATGGTTTGCCGCAAAAAGTAGCCGACGGGTTTGATATTGAAACAGCGGTCGGAAAGCAATTAGACATATTGGGCAAGTATATCGGGTTTGACCGAAACGTAAAACTTTTATTGCCGGAAACAGGCTCCTTGGTATTGGACGATGACGAATACAGACAGCTTCTTAAATTGAAAATCATAACGAACAATACCCGAGCCACTACCAGCGACATTAAAACGGGCTTATTTAATCTGTTTCCTACGCAAATCCGGCTTTACGACAATAGGGATATGACATATACCTATTTCATAAACAACAGCTTTCCCAATATGATGAATGTTATTGTTTCGGAAGAGTTGCTACCGTTGCCGCAAGGGGTCGGCTATAAATTAATTGTCGTCCAAAAGGACATTACTAAATTCTTTGGATTTTCGCATTACGACGGTATAAATAACAACCCGAACGGATTTAGCCGATACAAAACAGGCTTCAAAAATTCTTTTTTAAGATACAAGGATAGATTTACAGTTAAATCCTAACAGGAGCGCATAAACAAATGACCTTACCAAATTTAGAAAGAAAAGACCTTAAAATATTTGCCAACAACGCGGCGGCGCAAGATAATATAGCCGTATTTGGCTCATTGGCGGCCGCAAATCCGCAATTCTCAAAAGATATTGAAGCGGTGCAAAGTTTGCCTGCTTTTCTGCTTGGTTGGGACGGCGCTATAACGGGCAACTCTTCGCCTGCGCTGGAAGATATGAACGCCTTATTTTATGTCTTGTTCTACCAAATGGCATATTTGTTCCAAAAGGGTATTGCACAATGGAAAGCGACGACGGACTATTATAAAGGCTCATTTACGACGGACGGGAACGGTGCTCTTTATGTTTCTATTGTTGATAACAATGTTGGAAATGACCCCGCGACCGATGACGGAACGCATTGGAATAATTTTCCTACGCCTGCGGAAGTGAACAGTAAAGTATCAAAATCCGGCGACACGATGACAGGCGCGTTAAAGATGTCAGGTACAAACGAAGTAAGATTTGGAACTGATGACAATTTTTATGTTGTTAAAAAAGAAGAGGGAACAAATAATTTATTGTTATTTGGTAATGGTAATACAGGTTTGTTTTTAGATAGCGGAAAAACCTACGCTCCGCATTACTGGAACGGCACGCAATCCTTTCGCCTGCTTACGACTGCGGACCTTGGGTCGTCAACCATTGGAGAAACCTTGGCACCAGATTATTCTGCCGCTGTTACCTTAACAAATAATACTGTATATACTGCACCTGCTAATGGTTGGATTATGGGTTATGCATCACAAGCGGACTATTCTTCCTATTCATTAATTGTAAATAATATCACATTTCTGTATGGTGGCCGTAAGTCATACAATACTGGTGGTGCTTTGTGTTTCTTTATTGGCAAGGGGCAAACGGTACTCCCTCGTGCAGATTATGTTTTACGATTTGTACCTTGTATTGGTTCTTAATATGAAAAAATTAACCGCAATAGTGTATATAGATAGATTGCATATGGCACCTTGTGCAGAAATAGCAAACAGAATTATAGATTTGGATTGTGAGGTCTGGTTTACCTACAAAGATAAAAAAATAAATTGCAAATCTATAACAAGTTTATTTTTGGCAAATTTGCATTTTGGCGATAAAATAATCATCTGTTTTGAAGGCAAAGACGCTGATATCGCCAAGAAAAGGATATCTAAATATTTTAATGATATTAAGGAGATGTTTTTATGAAATATTTTTATGTTAAAAAAGAAAATGAAAATATTGTTAACAAGTGGGAAGATACGGAAAAAAACAGAAACCGTATGACCGCTTGGGGGCTTGTTGAGTACACCGGGGAAATTGAAGAAACGGAACAAGGTATATTGTATGTTAAAGGTACTATTCCCCAAAAAGACCCTGAAACTAAAAAAATGGAACAAATCATAGCATTACAAAAATTTTTAAATGATACTGATTGGTATGTTGCACGCTATGCCGAAACGGGTGTAGAAATCCCCGCGGACATAAAGGCGAAACGACAAGCGGCCCGAGAAAAAATAGACGAACTCCGGGCGGAACTGGAAAAGGAAAAATAAGAACAACGGCGGACACTCCGCTGGACGTATCAGCAGAATAAGATAACGCAACTACCGAGTTTTTATCGGTAGTTGAACAAACCGAAACGGAAAAAAAGGAGCATATATTATGGCGAACACCAATACAAAAGTGAAAGACGCGGCAGTATGCCTGTTTAAGAAACGCATTTTAGATATTGTGGCCAATACGACCCAAACGTCCTACCTTATCACGCAGGACACCGTCCAAGGCTCCCAAGATACCGTATTCAAAATCACGTTTAAGCAAGACGGCAAAATCGTTAAAATCCCGCAACAAATGGCCGTTGTGGTATCTGTCCTTTACCCGCAGAAGAATGCCGGCTATCGGTTGGATAAAACTAGCCCCGATTATAATATTACCATTGAAGATGATGGCACCATTACCGTACCGCTTAACGAGAAAATGACGGCGGTGGACGGCCAAAATACTATGACCGTGGAAATATCGGACTCCTGTGCCACCGTTTTCGGGCTTAATATCAAATTTAATGTTATCAAAAACGAAATGTACGGCTTAAAATCAGTACCGAACAATCTTCCTACTTTTGAAAACTTAAAAAAGAAGGTTGACGGTAAACTGAACGCCGATTATTCCAATTCCAACGACAAGGAATTAAAAGCTAAACTGGCCGGATTAGGTATCGGAGCGGACGAAACCCCGCAAGCTATCAAAGCCAAACTGGAAAGCCTTAAAGACGATAGCCGGCTTGATGTAAAGGCGGTTAAAGGTGCTTTAACGCCTAACCTTTCCGATGTGGACTTGAAGAAACTGGACGAGAAATTCCAAGACACAGACAGCGGGAAAATGTTAAAACAGAACTCCCAAGCTATCGGCACAAAGGCAAGTAAAGATTTAGCCGATGTTGACACTATGGATTTTGAAACGGCTTTTGAAAAAACGCCCGCTCATACTACATTGGTTGACACTGTCAGAGATTTAGGAAATAAAGCCGAAACAAGCCTTAAAAATGTGCCCGTGAACGACCTTTCCGAACAGATTAAACTTACAAACGCCTACAAAGATTTGGCAGGGCGCGCCGGTGGCGGTTTAACGCCGGACGAAGTACGGGCTTTGTTTGAGGCAAATTATTTTGAAGAAGTCGGAGCGGTGGACTTGTCGCAAGCCCCGTTCACAGCGCCAACGCTTGTGCTTGCTTATCAGTTCAATACAGACAACGAAACTATCACGCAGGTTTTGCCGCCCGTAAGCCAAAACAAAAAGATTATGATTAAGGTTTTTCCTGCAACGGGAATAACCAACCCCACGCTTATTTTAACCCCGGCAAGCGGCGACCATATAAACGGAGCGGCACAACCCCTAACAATTACAAATACCGGCTATGTGGGCTATTTGTTGCCAGTTTCTAATAATTCTAATTGGGAGTTTTACCCCCACGAAACAACGCACAATTTTGGCCTTGCGGTAAGCGACGATAAGGGAAATGTGCATATCGGTATTAATTCCGTACAATTTAAGAAAGCGACTGTCACGGAAAAAGGCGGCATATTGGAAGTGGAGCCGGACGCGCAAACCGGCGGCGGCGGCTCAAACATAACCTTTACAGATTTTGAGGGGCGGACTTTCACAAGCGATAAAATCCAGTCTTTGGATAAGTCCTTTCGGATTTCTAACCTTGGCGGTATTGCTGATATTTCCAAAGGGATGTCCGAGCATAACGAGGGCATACACGCTTGTTTAGGCAACGACCAATTAATCAATTCTAAATTTGGCCGCGCTAAACTTTACTTTGGCGATATTCGGGTAAAGGGTGGGCAATTTGTTTATACCAATATGCAGGACAAGTCTTTTGTGGTGCAAGATGTTGACCCGCAGGACGACCCGAACAAAACGCAGGGCGATATTAAGTTTTTGGCTGACGGTATTGTTAAAATGAGTTATCAAGCCCAATGCTTTAATGAAACCGACACCTTGAACGATGTAGAATTTTGGCTTGCCAAAGTGAACGGGGGCGGTACCTTCGCAGAGGTTGCAGGCTCCCACACAGCCAGCACTATTGAAGCTAAAAGAACTGATACGCCGAAAAATATAAAAAGCGCAAAGTTTACGTTTGAGGTAAAAGCAAATGAAACTTACCGCTTCTTTGGCAAATCCAATGTTTCCGACGGCTTTTATTTGCAGACCTCAACAGTAGCTAATCCGTTATTAAGGTTTGACTATCAGTTTGAAGAGCTGACGGCACAGAAAAAATCTTAAAGTAAAGGATAAATACCTATGGAACCCGAAAAACAAACAACTGTCGTATCCCCAAACCTTATAAAAGAGTGGCTTGTTTTGTTAGGCATAGTAGGCGGCGTGATTATGTGGTTTGCGACTATGTACACCATACCACCCCGAGTTGTACAACTTGAAACAACGGTTTCTGCTCTACAAAAACAAATTGACAGAAACGATGTTAAAACTAATATAATATTAGATGACGTAAAAGAAATTAAGGGATTTCTACTGCAAAGACACGGGAAAGAATAATATGCCAACATTCAGCAAAACAAGCGAAGAAAGACTTGCAACGTGCCACCCCGATATACAGGCCGTCTGCCGCGAACTAATTAAACAGTACGATTTCGCCGTACTGGAAGGACATCGGGGCGAAGCGGCACAAAACAAGGCATACGACAAGGGCAACAGCCACGTGCGCTATCCGCACTCTGCTCATAATAAGCAGCCAAGTTTTGCGGTTGATATTGCGCCGTTTCCAATAGAATGGGATAACTTATCCCGTTTCCGCGAAATGATAACGCGGTTTGACGCGGTGGCAAACGTCCTGCGGGAACAGGGCAAGATAAACAGTTTTTTTGTTTATGGCGCAAATTGGACGACGCTAAAAGACTACCCGCACATAGAAATTAAAGGGTAAAAATTGATTTCATCGGCTCCGTATCCAAAAACGCCGGGAAGGTAAAGGGAGCCGAAGGTGGGTTTACGGCCCCTCCTGAATGTACTTTACCTTCCCCAATTTTTGTATATAATATACAGAAAAGGAGTGTAAAAGTATGATGGAACATATCAATGTTGCTATTACGTGGTTAAAAACTAACTGGGACAGCGTGCTGACCCTGTGGGCGTGCTTAATCGGCGCGGCAGAAGTTATCGTTAAATGGTGCGACAGCGCGCGCGCTATTGCCGTTGTGGATAAAATCCGCTCCGTGGCAGTGAAACTCATTTCGTGGCTTACGAAGTTTGGGTTTGAGTCTAAAAAGGCCAAATAGCGCTTATGACGACAACGTGGCTGATGTTGTGTTGCGTGGCGGGTGCTTTTTTGTTCGGGCTTGGTATGTTTTTGGCCGTGAAGAAAAGCGCTAGAAACTCCGCCCAATTAGACGCTATAAAAGCTGATTTAGAAAGGATGGAAAAGGAGCGTAAACGTGCTAACCAAGTTACTGACAGCGTTCGTAATATGCGCGATGACGATGTGCGCCGGCGCTTGCAAGACCGTACAGGTAAGTAATGCCACGGCCTGCTGGGTTGGGTTTGATTACAAAGACCCCGGAGTAAATATCCAAAACGCCCGCGCCTTGCTCGTTCATTACTGCCTATGCTATGATGAGGCGGCTTGTGAAAAATAATGCGCTAAACTTTAATTTTGGATAATCCAGCGGGGCTTCCCCAGGCCCTGACCCACACCCCTGCCACGCTACGCACCGGGCAGGGGGATTTTTATTTTTAAAAAAACACTTGACAAAATAGCAAGCATTATATATACTATATATAGGCCCCATATAGGGGGCGA